CATTGTTCTTGGTATGCCAGTAAACAAAGCGGTAGCGATGGTAAACATCTCTGAGTCCACTTTCTATAACTGGATGAGCCGAGGAATGGTAGAGCGAGATAGGTTGGCAACCCTGATTGATGCTAAAAATAAACCTGAAGAGAAAATATATTTGAATTTTTTGGAGTCTCTCACACGGGCGCGAGCGGAGGCAATCGCTAAAAAGGTTGCAGTTATATCCAGCGCCGCTAGTCAAGGAGATTGGAAAGCATCTGCTTGGTGGTTAGAGCGTCAAGTCCCCGAAGATTTTGGTCGAGTCGATAAGCAAGAAGTGTTGAGCCATTCTGTATCAGAGGTTAGAGTTACAGTCACCATGGGAGAACTACAAGAGAAGATAGCCAAGGTTCTCGAGTCCCGTAAGACGAAGAGCGCTTAACTCATGACCGAGAGACTTCTCGATAAGTTCCTCGAAACCGATTCTAACAAACAGGCTGAGTTGCTTGCCATGCTCACACCTGAAGAGCGTCATGCCTTATTGGTAATCCTTGATTCTGAATTAGAGAACCCTTGGGCTAGATGGCAGAACGACCCAATCGGTTTTGTTGAGCAAGGCTTAGGCGAAACTCTATGGAGTAAACAAAAAGAGATTTTAACCTCGATTACATTAAATAAAAGAACGGTAGTTCCTGCCTGTCACGCGCCTGGGAAATCTCACTTAGCGGCGAGAGCCGTTGCTTGGTGGTTATCAACACACGCGCCTGGGACAGCGGTAGCAATTACAACAGCGACCACACACCGACAAGTTAGAAACATTATGTGGGCGCAGATAAGAAGAGTTCACGCTAGACACAATCTTCCTGGGGAAGCCGATACAGTTCAATGGAAAATAAATGGCACAGTAGTTGGATATGGATTTAGTCCCGCCGCTCATGATGAAACAGCGATTCAAGGTATCCACGCACCTAACTTGCTCGTAGTAGTTGATGAGGCTGGAGGATTATCCGACACAATCGGCACAGCCCTTGAGTCACTTATGACGGGTGGTAATACAAAACTACTTGTCCTTGGTAACCCTCCAACAGATACAGAGCAAACATGGTTTGAGAGAATCTGCTCGAGTCCGCTCTACAATGTGATTTCAATTAGCGCCTATGACACACCAAACTTTACGGGTGAGGCAACGGGCAGGTGTAAGGCTTGCCCTGAGTACATAGAAGCCCACGAAGTTAAAACCCACCTAGTCGATAAAACTTGGGTTGATGATGTGATGTCTGAGTTCGGTGAGGATTCTCCATTCGTTGAAGCCCGTGTCTTAGCGCAATTCCCTAAGTCCAGTACAGGCAAGGTAATTCCGTTCGCATGGGCTGAGTTAGCAACAGAAAATGAAACACCGATTGAATCTAAGATAATTAAACTGGGAGTTGATATTGCATCAGATGGCGGAGATGAATTCGTTATCGCTCGATTAGATGGCGGAGCAGTAAGCATTGTTCATCGCTCATCGGGTAAGCAAAATGCTAACGCAGTTGATGTCGCGGGTGTGGTCATGCGCGAGATTGAAACCTGCATCAAGATTCATCAAGATAGAGAAGTACGGGACAGAGTTCGAGTTAAGGTCGATACCATCGGATTAGGTTGGGGCGTTGTCTCTATGTTGGATAGATGGTGCAAAGAGCGAGCGCTACCCGCTGACATCATCGCAGTCAATGTAGCCGAGAAGCCTAAAGACCAAGCCAAGTTCAAGAATCAAAGAGCGGAGATGTGGTGGAACGCTCGGCAGATGGTTCAACCTAAAGATGGCAAACAGGATATTAGATTGAATGTAGATAGGTTCGTGCTATCTCAAATGGCAGGTCCGACATATACATCGGATGCTTCAGGTCGAGTTGTTATTGAGTCAAAGATAGACATGAAGAAACGAGGCGTTGCATCCCCTGACCGTGCTGAAGCGATACTCTTAGCACTCTACGAAAACCGCTCAGTCATTCAAAGCATCGCGCCAATATCTATCGGACAAACAAATCAATGGGGAACACTATGAGTCGCTCTGATTGGGATTTAGATTTACGCTTCGGGCAACAAGGCCAGGTTATAGTCAATTCACTATTGACCGCACCGATTGAAACAGTTGAGGTCAAGCGCGATAGACGCTGGAAAGAAACAGGCAATCTCTATGTTGAGACAGAGTGCTGGTCAGATGTTCTTGATTGCTGGTACGCATCGGGCATCAGTACGACCAAGGCAAGCCATTGGTCATTTATCCTTGAAGATTCCGTGCTAACAGTTCCTACCGCCAAAGTAAGTAAGGCGATAGCGTTTTACGGAACAAGGCGTGAGATGAACCGCCCTGAGTATTCGACCAAGGGATTCACAATCACAGTTGCAGATTTACTTAAGGTCCCTCAAGGCGTTTAACTTCTTCCACCTTTTGACTATCTCAGTAGCCTTTTCAAGTCCGTACTTGTTATACAAAATCTGACATTGCCTCAGAGTTAAACCCGTATGTGGATGAGATGACGAGAGAATCCCCTTGCCAAACTCATCCACCAGTTCATCGAGTATCTCGTCGCTCACGCTAAGACACTTTCAGGCTGAGAGTCAAAGACTGTCTCGTAAAGAACTTTTCCGCTGTCCCATTCATCCCAGTTGCCGTCGGATTTGATTTCGATAGCATCGCCGAGGATTGCCTTAGCGTGGATAAGGATTGCAGTTACAACAGCGTCGTAAGGTTTCTCCGCAGTCTTGCAGAAGTTAAAGCCAAGTTCATCTCCCGAATCAAGTACAAAAGATTCGTGAGCATTGGCTCCGACTCCGTTGATGTTAATTACCCATCCCGCTTTGTCTGAGTTGTCCTCGAGGTCGATGCCAGCCTCTTTTGCTGTCTCGATAATTGCGATGGCACCTTCAAAGAACTTTTGCCAGTCTGAAGGAAGCGGCTCGCTTTTTGTTGTCCAGTAATGTGTGTACCCCATTTTATGAAACCCCCTTTAGGATTTTAGTTGATATGTAGTGATTGATGCAGTCTGCTCGCCATTGTGATGCCCATTCATCTTGAGTTGGTGATAGCAACCCGATGAAAGATGCTGGAGCCTCGATTTGTGCTGGACCTGATGATTCTCCAATAACCTTTATAGCGATTGCACCGTTCTTGCGTCGAGTTAGATAAACAAGCGCCACGACCTTGCCGTCCTCAAGTTTCCTGAGTGCGACATAGAAAGCCTTTTGCCCGTATTGATTCTTGCCCTCGACAATTTTGATTGCCTCGTAAACTCCGTCGTATGACAGTTTGATTTCATGCTCGACGAACTTGCGAGTTGTGATGTTGCTACCGACCTGAGTTACATCCCACCCCATTATTGAACCTCCCTTGATAAGTTAGTTGAAAAGCCCCACTCAAGTTTTCTTTCATGTTCTTTGATGTGTCTGTCGGATGCTCGGCAAGCCTTGTTGAAAATCAAGAACTTACCGCGTTTGCCACAATCGCAAGCCCATCGAAAGTATTCGATTTCAAATGTAAGAGCCATTAGTTGCTTACCCCTATTCCGTAGCCTTCATTGACAGCCTGTTGAACGCCTCTTTTGATTTCGCCAACAGCCCACTCAAAGTTTTCTTTGTTAGCGATGTTTTCTACATGAACACCAGTTGCCTTTGTGCCGTAGTAGATTTCGTAAATCCCGTATCCCTCTACTTTGTAAAGGCGATACTGACCAATCTTTTTGACTGCTTTCTGAGCCATTTTATTCCCCTCTCTGAGAACAACCCCAGTATATCACAACTGGGGTTAATAATCTAACAAGTCTGACTTTGACCCTTTGGTTTTCCGTCCCATATCCAAGCCGATGAGAAAGAGTTAAGGCTGACGCCGTAACCGTCCCCGTAGTCCTGAATCTTCTTGCGCTGGATTGGATGAGTCTTTGTGATGAATGTGTTCACATTGTCCCAATCATCCTTTTCGTTGTCCCAGTTGCGGACCTGATATTCAGGGGAATCAACTGGCACCACATTTTGATGCGCCCAACCAGTTACATCAACGACCTTCTTGCCAATCTCTTGAATCCACACAGAGAACTCGCTGACCTTAACCACCTTGAAGAACTCGATGTTGGTTTGGTCGTAACCCCATGATGAGTAAAGAATGTCGCCGACTTTAGGCGTAACTTTTACCTTTTCGATTGTTGTAGTCATTCGATTACTTCCCCTCCATTTTTGATGATGATGTCTCTGACGAACTCTCTATCTACGGTGTCTCCGCCACCCCAAGTTTGACCAACAAATCCCTCTTGGTAAATAGCCTTAGATTCAGAAACCCCCGCAATATAAGTTTTGACGGCTTCTGTAACCGCTTTAACAGTTGCTCCCTTGATTGGGTAAACACCAGTTACAGGGTTGTAGAAACTATCTACA